CCCGGATGTCGGATTTGGACATGTTAAATCGTTCGGCAAGCGATACGATATCCCCTGACATAGCTTCCTTGAGTGCAAATGCCGCGCCCGAAATCCCATTCCCAGCGCTGTCAAATGCCGCGAGACGGGAAGCCAGTTTGTTCAATTGGCTGAGTTGGTCGGTATTTTGCGTAGCCGAGAAGAAGGAAAGGGTGCTTTTCAGCGTTTCGTTGACGTCTTGACCCGCCGCCAAGGCATCCGCCTTAAATTTCTCGAACATCGCTTTTCCGACTTCGGCGTCACCGGTCCGAGCAGAGAACATGTCCATCATCTTCTGCTGTTCCATCGCACCGCCAATCGTCGATCCAAATAAATTCTTCATCCCTTGGAAGGAAAGATAGGTCGCGGCAATGCCCTTTAATTGTCCGAGCAGCCCGCCAGCGGCCGATTTACCCTGCTGTAATCGTTGATTAAGCTGACTTTGCAACTGATTGATTCGTACCTCTAGCGCGGCGATACGTTGCAGCGCGGCTTGCAGTTGAGCCGTGTTGCTGCTCGCCGTGCCGAGTCGCCGAACGGCTGTGAGTAGTCTTAGCACGAGGCGCTGCAGATTAGTCAGCATCACCGTCACCGAACTGTTAAACGTGACGTTGATTGTCGCTCGGAGTGACGACAATTCTGTTCGGATACGCACTTTGAGCGCCGCTAGGTCTGCCATAGCTTGGTGCGGGTCGAGCCTTGGCCGGATCGTGACCGGCGATGAGGCAAACCCTCTCAATGCGGCTGTGAGCTGTGCATGAATAGCAGCTGCATCGGCGACTTGGATTTGTATTTGCGTTGTCATTGTCCCGAGTTGTGTGCGAATTTGCTGCTTTAACGTCTCCAGATCGGCCAGCGCTTGATGATTGTCTAGCCTCGGCATGATGGTGATGGGGAAGGCGGCGAACCCCGTTAACAAGCCTGTGATCTGAGCGCGCAGGACCGTTGCATCCGCCATGGAAAGCCGGACCTCCATAGACAGTGCCCCGATCAGCGTCGCGAGTTGAGTTCGAAGTGTGCCCGCCTGCGTGATCGCCTCCGTCGGATTCAAGGTCACATCTACAGCCGTCCCGGAAATGCCGGTTCGGATTTGATTCTGAATCCGGGTAATCTCCGTCGTAACCGCGCTAGAGTCAATGACAACGTGAATTGCGCTTCCCGAGCCAGCTGTTTCGATCCGTTGTCTCATCTGTGCGATGTGAGTTTCGGCGGATGAAGTATCTACAGACAAGACCGCTGAGCGATTCAGAATTTGATTTAGCTTTTCAGATGCGACAAGCATCCTCGAAACACCCGTCTCAGCTGCATGCAGCGTCTGCGAGAAGCGGTCAAAAAGCTGCAAGGTGGAACCGATGGTCGCCATGGTCTCCCCCTACTTCCTCAGTTTTCTTTCTTTTTCCGCCCGAACATCAATCATGGCGAAGATGGCTGCTTTTTCTCGCAGCGACATCTTCGCCAATTCATGTGGGAGGATATGAAGTTCATGGAGGGCGTAGTAGGCGTAATTCGCCTCGCCGTCGCCCTCCTTGATTAGTTTTTTACCTCATCGACAAGTTCGTTAATGTCGCTTTCAAAACCATTGATCTCCTGTGCTTTAACAAGAAGATTGGCGTACTCGCCCGGAAGCAGCATTTTTCGCAGCAGGTTTTCGGCTCCAAGTACACCGTAGGACTTTTGCAAATCTGCGTCTCCCAGTTCCGGAAAGACAACGCTCTTCGCAACAAGCTTCAGGAGGTACTCGTCGCCGTTCAATTCCGTTTGTCGAGCGTTCCCCTTCCCTTTCACTTGCTTCGTCGCCGCTCTGCGACACTCTTCGTTCTCCGCTTCCGTCATACTCCTGAGCTTCCACGGAACTGGCTTGCCGTCCGCATCGACGAATCGTTTGGAAACGACAAACAACTCCGTATCAAGGTGAATCGCGTTCTGTGCAAAAAATGAACTTAATGTACTCATATTTAGTTATCCTCCTGGATGGGCTTTAGCCGAGAACCGGCGCGCCGAATTGATTTTGAATTTCTACACCTTCGAACGTGAACTCGACATCTTCTTCAAGAGCTTCGGAATCAGTATCGAGCTTCGCCATGATGACGCTGTCGAGGTTGACACCTTTCAAAATGACGGTTTGCGTACCAATGCCGGACGACGGATCGGCGTTCACTACCATAATATCGAAATAGGTATCGATGCCGTTGGTCATATACTCGTACATCAGTTGCCGAAAACGGGTAGTTGTGTAGTAAATGGTCATGCTGCCGCTTCCGGACCAACCTGTCGCCTTATGCTGCGTCCCGCGCCGACCGAGCGTCTTAATCTCGGCTTTTTCCTTCTCGACCGTCGCCTCCAAGGACTTCACGTAAAACATTTCCTCGTTGACGTTATTAATCGTAGCGTAAGCGCGGCCTTCCTGACCGGATATCGTGTCAATTGCCTTAAGTACTCCCGAC